TCGGCTCAGGCTAGTGTTAGTTAGCACTCACTAACGTCGGCTCGGCCGAGCGCGCGCGCACGGAAGTTAGTTAGCACTTACTAACGTTACCATGGATGGCCGAAACCAGGGCTCGACACATTAGCGACAGTCGTGGAGAGTTGGCAAATAATTAAATAAACTATTTACAAGTCCAGGGTTATGCGCTATGCGCGATGCCCGCACTATATAAATAATTGTCTACAAATAATTTGCGATTGACTGTTTACAAATCTAGTGTAGAAATATATAATTATCATGTCTAATAAATAATTTATTAGATATTCTTTAACATAACTGGAGATTTAAATGGAAGACCAACAGCAGGTAGTGGGTAGTATTCCCGGTGGACAAATGACTAAAGAACAGATCAAAGCCAACGAAGCGAAGTCCCATGGCGCGAGCCAAGTTTTGGCAGATGAGTTTGAACCGCCGAAGAAAAAATCGAAGGGCAAGGGCAAAGACAAGAAACAGCCCAAAGCCAAGACCGCCGCGAAAGTGCAACGTTCCAAGGCAAACGGCATCGGGGCACTCGCCAAGAAGATGATTCTCAGTCCGAAGTTCAAAGAGTGGACGAACGAGAAGATCGCCGCAGAAGTGCGAAAGGCCAAGAAGTCCCACACTACGGGCAGTTGCATCGCATGGTATAAGGCGAAGATGCGGCTGGATGGTGAACTGAAGTAGAACCTGGAGGGCGACGCGAGTCGCCCTTTTTTTTCGGTCGCGCGCGGCCAGCCCTTGTTAGTTAGCGCTTACTTACATTTCGACGGCCTGACGCGACCTGGCATGTTAGTTAGCGCTTACTTACATGTGGATGCGGCCAGGGTCACGGGCTTTGGGCCACACCCATGCCACATAGGGCTATGACAACGGTCTATGTGTGTTGCGCGATGCGTTTCGCACCATCCACTTTGACACACACCTTGGCGGTCGCGCATCGCGCTTTGGACACCCGCTTACGGAAAGACATTGACGACGCCAACGTCACAACGTCACAACGTCACGTCAAATTTTTAAACGTATTATATATATATATATTATCTAATATTATATTATATTCTCTTTTCTTTATAAAAAAGATGTGATGTTGTGACGTTGCAGCCTTTCATTAAGAAAATCAAGGACTTACAACGTCACACGAACATCACATCTTTTAACAAAATCACACCTTTTTCAACCCTTTCATGTGACGTAGAGATAATAGCCGACTGTTTTAGTCATCTTCCATGCCTGAGTTACCTAGTAAAACATGTGACCTCATGTGACGTTAAAATGACGTTAAAAATATAGGGTTACAACGAAAAACGAACGCGTTATACTATTGTCCGTTTGCGTCGAACTTGGCGTCGGCCGTGTCCCCCGTAAGCGGACTGTCTAACCTGGAGGAAACTGATATGAATTACATACCCACGCGCGAAAAGCCATGGCTTCCGGACGAAGAAGAGGAGGATGACGATGAGTAAGAACCAGGACCGTGATAAACTATTGCGCGACGCGCGTAAGGCACAGGCTCGCATCCGTGCCGAAGCGTCCCTCGAGCTGCAGGATATCATGATCGGCAGGCTCCCCACGCAGCTGCTGGCCATGCCGCCGTCACGCGTGCATCGGCTGTTCCGCGACCCGGTGCCGTCGCCGATGGTGCCAAAGCGGCCGGAAGGACTCGAGGTGCACGAGGCGGTGAAGCGCGTCCACCGTGAGACGACGCGCTCACGCCGTGCAAAGGAGCGCCTGGCCAGGGAGAAGGCGGAGGCGGAGCGCATCAACAACGAGATGGCAGACCGGCTGGTCGACAGCATTACGGTGCCTTGGATTGTGTAGTTTCGGCCGGTTGTGCAAGTGGTGGCTCCCGCATACAACATGTCGCGCGATTCCCTAGGTGCGTCGATCGCGACATAATGTGTGTTCCTCCGTAAGTCCTTGATTCGTAACCCTATTCTTGGAGATAACATGGTTAAACCCCAGGCCAAACTGTCATCTGTAAAGGCTGTTTGGCAGACGTTTGAAGACAAAGAGTCAGACCTATACAATAGAGCAGAGGCGTTTATGCAGGCGCGCCTCAGCATTAGTGGTCTAGGAGCCAAGGATATAGGCTCAGAGCCAGTGCAGTTCCAGGGGTTCCTTGATGTGCCGGCGTTCGTGATACCGTATCCAGGCACAAACCATTGGCGGGTGCGGCTGGACCTGCCTGAAGGGAAATACAGGTCGCCGAAGCGGCCGCTCGATGGCTCCCACTCCCACATACGTGCATACTTCCCGCCAGGTGTCACGCGCAAACACTATCGTTCGGCCAATAAGAAGTATATTTGCGAGGGTGAACTAAAAGCGGCGTCACTCTATAAGCATCTCAAAGACAATGTCATTGCCATAGGCGGATGCTACATGTTCTCAAGGCCTGGCGCATCGGGCAACGTGCTGATCGACGATATCCAGGAGATGCTAAAGCCAAGAGATGAGGTCTATTATATCGCAGACCGTGATATCGTAGACCCGACCAAGCCTGGCATAGCGCAAGCCGCGACATCATTGAAGGTAATGGTCGAGCGGGCAGGGTGCACATGCACAATCCTGGTTCCTTCCGAAGAGTATAAAGGCATTGACGAATGGCTGGCAGATGGTCATGACGTGCTGGCTGAGCTCGAAGAGTTCGACATCGGTGCACTCTTCTCATCAGACTATCTGCTCTCTCAAGGTGTGCAGTTCAAAGCCGCTAAGGATGGTTCTAAACCATTATCAAACGCATTGCTTGACGATAACAACAGCATGATCGTCGCGAACCTAGTGCTTAATGGTGGTGACGTCATATCCTATGACAAATACACTGGGCTGCAGTTCAGGGGGGACGACATGCCGTTCAACAAAGCGGCACAGATGCTACGTGTAGAGATCAACAAGCTCATGCCTGGGTTAAGGCTTAAAGAAGAGATAGTGCAGACGACGCTCGAGACGCATGCCATGAAGATGTCAAAGCTCGGCAATAAGGTCAGTGACTATATACGTGCCCTCGAGTGGGACAAGATATCACGGCTCGAATCATGGCTCCCGCAAGTGATGGACATTGGCCGCAAAACGCCTGATGGTGTAGCCGCGAAGGCCGGCTTCATGTTAATATGCGCGTTGCTCGCGCGCGTGATGGAACCAGGATGCCAGCAGGACTACATGTTCGTGCTAGTGGGACCACAAGGTATCGGCAAGACCACGTTCTTCAGGACGCTCGGCGACTTCCCTGTGCATAAGGGCTATGCCATCACCAACAATATCGAGCTGTCTAAAGAGGTCAGCACTACGTTCGCACTTAAGCTTAGGTCTGCCGTGGTGCTGGACTGCGATGACGTCGAGTCGTTAGGGCGTGGCGCGCAAGGCCATCTTAAGCAGTTTCTGTCTCGGCCATTTGATACATGGCGCGAGCTCTACTCCTCCTTAAGAATAGATGAACTGCGCGGGTTCATTGTCGTAGGTTCATCTAATACGCCTACATTATTGTCAGACCCGACGGGCGCACGCCGCTTCATAGTCCTAGACGTCACCGATATACGCGGCAAGCAAGGGCCATACAGATGGTCTCCGTCTGTCCGTGACCAGCTACTGGCCGAGGCCTGGTATAAATGGGACACACTCAAAGACACCTGGTGGCAGGCAATGAGCGTGAAGGATATCCAGGACTCGACGTCACAATTCCGGTGGCAAGATAGTATTTCTGCTGCTATTACTGAGATGTTAGAGAATGATAAGATAGCATCTTATGGTAAGCACGGCAAAGTGCTAAGCGCATCGGCCATCTCAACCTGGATTGACAGCCCTAATCGTGAGTCTACGCCTGATGCTGTCAGTCGTAAGCTCGCAGCCTTGATTGGTTCTCCCGTTTGTCCATTCATCATAGACAATAAAGTCATGGTCTATACAGCTAAACTGCTCGAAGGTATGTCAGATGATATGCGTCGTCTCTATATACCAAAGAACAAAGTGGAGAAACTCTGGGTATACCCGATTAAACCCAGGACTTAAAAATACTGGGTTACAACTGCATTCGTTCGTGTTATCATTGTAATCGCAGCGACTTGTCTGCATACTTGGAGGGCACATGGTAACACCGACATTAGGTCGTATGATCGACACACTGTATAGTATGCGCGAGACGCGCATCGCCGCGCAGCGTCAGGTCGAGGCAATGAAGGGCACTGAGAAGGAACTGCAGGCTAAGATCATGGAGGCGCTCGAGAAGCAGGATGCGCAGAAGGCATCGGGCAAACATGCTACTGCAAGCCTGACGGAATCGGAAGTGCCGAAGGTAGAAGACTGGAACAAGTTCTATGCTTACGTGCATAAGAACAAGGCGTTCGAGCTGCTGCATAGGCGCATCGCTATCACGGCGTGGCAGGAACGTGCCGATGCGAAGGTCAAGATTCCAGGTGTCACGTCAATGAAGGTCCAGGACCTATCACTCACGAAGTCAGGAGGCTAATGGCATAACACAAAGCACTAAGGACTAAGACTCTAACTCATACACACAAAGGACATACACATGGCAACAAAAGACAAGCTGGTCAAGCGTGAGCCCCAGCAGACGGCAGTCATCACGATGGACGACAACCTCAAGCAACAGATCGCCAAGCAGCAGCAGGCACTGTCCAAGATCGTCACCTCCACGAAGTTCATCTCGTTCAAGGGTGGGCAGATCATCATTGATAACAAGGTGGTTCCCGGCGGCAAGACAGACGTCGTGCTCCTCGCATTCATGGGAGAACGGTCGTTCTTCCCGGATGGCTATGACCCGGACGTGCGCCAGTCGCCGCTGTGCTACGCCTACTTCAACACGGAGGACGACGCCGATGAGACCAAACCGCATCCAAAGGCTAAAGAAGCGCAGGCTAAGACGTGCGCGGAGTGCGCCCATAATGAGTGGGGCTCGGCTAACGTCGGCCGTGGCAAGGCTTGCCGCGAGTCGGTTCGCATTGCTCTATTACCTGCTGTGCAAGATATGTCTAAGGCTCAGATTTGGCATGCTCGCGTCCCTATTACATCGGTGGGGGCGTTTAAAAGCCATATCAGCGACATCCTCTCAGCGGAGCGGCCGGTGTGGGCTGTCGTCTCAGAGCTTACGGTTACACCGGATGCTAAGACATTCTTCAAGATCAGCTGGGCGGTGAAACGTGGCATCACGCAAAACGAGGTGGCTGTTCTTTCGGCCAAAGCGATTAGCGCCGAGCGCGACATTGCCTTCGAGTATCCGGACTTCGAAGAGACGGCTGCGCCAGCGAAACCGGTTAAGAAGCTTAAGCAGGGTAAGTCCAAATGAAGACAACCCTGGTTCTGGACTTTGAGACTGAAGCCATTGAACCGCAGGCAGGCCCACCTAAGCCGGTGGGTTTTGCTTTCTATTTAGATGGCAGGCAGGGTTACGTGGCGTGGGGACACCCTGTCGGCAATACTTATACACGCGAAGAGGCAGAGCTGACGCTGTTCGAGCTCATGTCCGAAGCCAGCAACGTGGTCTGCCACAATGCGCAGTTTGACCGCGGCGTGTTCGAGAAGCACATGAACCTCAAGCTGCACCACATGTCATGGGACTGCACAATGGCCATGGCATTCCTGGCCGACCCGTATCAGCCGCTGGCGTTGAAGCCGATGGCAGAGCGTCTGCTTGGCATGCCGCCAGAAGAGCAGGATACCTTGACCGACTGGATTGTGGCCAACGTGCCAAAGGCAACGCGCAAGACGGCGGGTGCATACATCAGCAAGGCACCTGTAGACCTGGTGGCGCCGTATGCCATCGGCGACGTGGTCAGGACTAAAGGCCTGCATGATCGCTATTTTGGCGAGACGGGCGGCATGGCTTACCGCCGCGAGATGCTGCTATTGGACTGCATCCTGAACATGGAAGACCACGGCGTCAAGATAGACTTACCTCAGCTAAAGAACGACGTGAACGACGGCTACAAATGGCTGGACAACCTGGACCGTCTCATCAAAGGTAAGATCGGCGATGTGGACATCGACTCAGATGCCGATGTCGCTGAAGCCTTGGCCAAGCGCAAGAAGCTCAAAGAAGACCTGCCGCTGACGGATAAAGGCAAGCCCTCTACCAGCAAAGGCGCGCTCATCAAGTGCGTCAATGACAAAGACTTGCTTGGCAGGCTGCTGTTGCGCAGCTCGCTGGCCACATCGGTCAGGACGTTCATGTCGCCATGGTGTGACGCGGCAAGCGCACACAAGAAGGGCAGGCTCATGTTCAGGTTCTCCCCCATCAGGTCGGACTATGGTGTCGGCGCCCGCACAGGCCGGCTGTCATGCGCGCCGTCGCTGATGAACATCCCGTCTGAGTGGGAGCTGCTCTTCAACACGTTCAAGTCAATAGGCTATGTCCCGCCGTTTGAGATGCCGAACGTGAGGCGCTACATCCTGCCAGATGACAACCACGTGCTCATCTCTGCGGACTACTCGCAGATAGAGATGCGTGTCTTTGCGCATTACGAGGACGGTGAGATGCTGGCAGCATACCAGAACAACCCGACGATAGACGCCCATAACATGGTGGCGGAGATGGCAGGCGTGTCGCGCAAAGTGGCTAAGACATTGAACTTCGCCGCTTTGTATGGTGCCGGCAAAGGTGTCATCATGTCGCAATTGGACTGCACGGAGCAGGAGGCGTCTAACTTCAAGCGCATCTATGCACGGGCATTTCCAGGTGTCAAGGAGCTGAACGATTCTATCAGGCACTCACTCTCCACCGAGGGCTACATCACCACTATCGGCGGGCGGCAATACAAATGCGAGGAGCCTAAGCATGTCAAGGGTGTCCTCCGCACGTTCGAGTATAAGCTCATCAACTACCTGTGCCAGGGTGGGGCGGCTGACATCATGAAGGAGGCGATGAACCTTTACTTTAACCATGAGCATCGGCGCGGGCGGCTGATGTTCACGGTGCACGACCAGATGATCGTGTCCTGCCCGAAGTCCAGGATTAAGACAGAGGTGAAGATCATAGAGCAGTGCATGGCCAACGCGCTCAAGGACTATCTTGACGTGCCGCTGGCCGTGAACATAGAGATAGGCAGCAGCTACGCAGAAGTTTAACCAGGAGATTACATGACAAGCATTGCATACAAGCAGCCTCACGGCTGGTCTAAGCTGGACAAATACCGTGGGTGCCCGCAGCAGTTCAAGTATGTCTACATTGACAAGCTCAAAGAGCCTGAGTCCAAGGCCTTGACGCATGGTTCCGAGGTGCATGGCGGCCTCGAGACCTACTTGAACGGATGGGGCAAGACCATGCCGGACGGCGTGCTCAAGGTGTGGCACAAGCGCATCGACAAACTCAAGGAGCGCCACGATGTCAAGACGGAGGCTGCATGGGGAGTTACACGCGATTGGCTGCCTCTTAGCAATTGGCTGCATCCTGATTGCTGGATTAGGGCTAAGTCTGATTTTTTCTATTTTGATGGGGACACCTTAGTGCTCGGCGACTTCAAGACCGGCCAATACCGTGTGCCGAGCGACGACCAGATAGAACTATATGCCGTGATCGGGCATGCCATGTTCCCTCTCGTCAAGAATGTAAGGGCGTCATTCTGGTTTGTCGAGCAGGCGGTTGACCCGTTAGAACTTTTGTATACGGACAAGCAGCTCATCAATCTGCGGGGCAAGTTCACCCAGGAGTTCATCAAAATGGAGAAGGAGCGCAAGTGGGCGCCGACACCGTCCAACAAGTGCAAGTGGTGCACGTTCTCGAGGCAGAAGAATGGCCCTTGCAAATACTGAGCGGGAATCCAAGCTTGAGAATCGGTGTATTGCCTATTGCATGAAGCACAACGGCATGACCGTCAAGATCGTAGGCTCCAAAGGGTGGCCTGACCGCATCTTCGTCACAGAGGAGGGCAAGATACTCTTCTGTGAGTTCAAGGCGGTATGGGGCCATATCAGCGCAATGCAGGAGTATGTGGCAGACAAGCTCCATGCCCGCGGCATTGAGGTCTACATCATAACAGGATTCAAACAGTTCAAGGAGACATACAATGCAGTTTGAAGCATCAGCTAAAGCCATAGACTGGGTGCCTATGCAATACCAGCTAGACGGCATTAAGTGGCTGACGTCGCGCCCGTCCGCTGCATTGTTCTGGCGTCCAGGCCTAAGGAAGACCAGCACGGTCATCGCCTCGTTCCTGGATTTGCGCAAGAACAAAAGGTTAGGCGTCAAGCGCATGATCGTATTCGCCCCGCTCAAGGTGTGTCAAGGCGTGTGGCGCCAGGAGGTTGGCAAGTGGAAGCAGTTCGCAGGGCTGAAGGTCGGGTTTGCGCATGGTCCCAACAAGCGTGAAATCATCAAGGATATGTCTAACGACATCGTCCTGCTCAACTATGACGGCATCTTGTGGGCGCTTGACCGCGGGCAGAACTACCTGAACGGTTTCGAGGTGGTATGCTTCGACGAACTCACGCGCCTTAAGGCAACTAACACCAGGAGGTTCAAATGCATGAAAGTCGCGCTGCACCTGTTTATGTTCCGCTGGGGACTTACGGGCTCACCCGCGCCCAACGGCTTAATGGATTTATTTGGGCAGGTTTTTATGTTGGACGGGGGACAAAGGTTGGGTCCGTTCATCACTCGTTTTCGTTTAGAATACTTCCATCAGAAGCCCTTCGACACTTGGTCGTGGTATCCAAATAACGACACGCCAAGGCGCATCACGCTAAAGCTGAAAGACCTCGCCCATTACATCGACGAGAAGTATTGGAACAAGATGCCTACGCTCATCGACGTCAAGCTTGAGGTTGAGCTCGAGACGCCTGCCATGAAGGCCTACAAGCAGCTGGAACGCGACTTCCTTATGAAGCTGGAGAACGACGTGGTCACCGCCGCCAATGCCGCCGTCCTCTCAGGCAAGCTGCGGCAATGCGCATCGGGTCAGGTGTATGACGAGGCCAGGAACGTCATCAAGGTGCACGAGTCCAAGGTCGACGCGCTCGAGAGCCTGGTGGAGGAACTGGCAGGAGACCCCGTCATCGTGGTCGTGGCGTTCCTGCATGAGGTGACGGCCATCCGCGAGCGGCTGGGTGAGAAGACGCCATACCTGGGCGGCGGTGTCGCCGACGGGCAAGTGGCAAAGATCATCCAGAACTGGAACCTGGGCTGGACGCCTGTGCTGCTGGTGCACCCGACGACCGTGGCGCATGGGCTCAACCTGCAGGGCGGCGGGCATAACATCTGCTGGTTCACGATGACCTGGAATGCAGAGGAATGGGAACAGCTAATTAGGCGTCTCTATCGCACCGGCCAGAAAGACCATGTCATGAATTACGTGCTCATTGCCAAAGGAACTATTGATGAGTATATAGCACAAGTCTTAGTAGACAAGGCAGCTGTTCAACAAAACTTATTAGACGGATTGAAACATCACTATGGCATCGAAAAAAAGCGAGTATCACAGAAAGTGGTGTAGGGCTAATGCAGAACACTTGCATGCTTATCGTAATGCTAGGTCTGCTGCATATTATCTAAAGGATAAGCTTAAGCAAAATGCTAGAACTAAAGCTTGGAATGCAGCTCACCCTGAAAAAAAGCGTGCATCAAGCACTTTGAACAATGCCATACGTGCTGGTAAGATAAAGAGAGGTTCATGTGAAGTATGCGGTAAGCTCAATGCTCATGGGCATCATGAAGATTACACCAAGCCATTAGTTGTTCGGTGGCTATGTTCATTACATCATCGTATCGAACATAGGAAACATAAATAAAAATACTGGGTTACAAAAACAGAAGAGCGCTGTATAATGCTTCTGTAGTATAACACTTGGAGAGCGAAATGGAAATAGAGTTGGGGATGAACTATAATTCGAAGTGCGCACTGGCAATAGAGCAAAGCGAGCACCAGTATGACGTGGTAAACATTGAGGCGCATGGGCTGGAGTATCAGTCCATGAGCCGCAGTAACTTTCTCCGGGAGTATTACAGGGACATCCTGGAAGAACAGTGGATTGTGCTTTGCAAGTTCCTGAAAGTAGCAATGATGAAGGACGGTAACAATCCCGTTGCCGTTCAGATACTTATGAAAGGACTGGAAATGAAGTTGAAAGAACTGAAGGACAAGTCGATGGCTGAGCTGGTCGAGATGTATAACCCGCTGGCCAAAGCGGCAGGCAAGAAGGAACTGACGAAGTTCAAGACGCTCGAGGCAGGGCGCCTGGAAATCGTCAAGCTGGCCAATGCCAAGCCGAAGACGGCTTCCGGCGAAAGCAAGGGCACCGGCACGGGTCGTGCGCGCCTCGGTATCGGCGTGTTCGCCAAGGACTTGCTGCGGGCTGGCAAGTCGGTCGCGGATACGTTCGAGGCAGTGCGCAAGAAGTTCCCTACCGGCCAGACCACGAAGGCGTGCATCAGCTACTACAAGAACGCACTCGTCAAGGCGGGCGACCTGAAGAGCGGCCGCACCGAGAAGACCGCCAAAGAGAAAAAGAAGGTCAAGAAGGTGAAAGCCGCCAAGACCGTCAAACCCTCGGCACCGGCACAAGAACCTGCACAAGACCCCATACAGCAGTAGTCAACCTGTGAACATGGGGCGGAGACGCCCCTGTTCCCTTTGGAGACAACATGACTAAAGAAGAGTTTATGAAGACGGCCGAGGTCGTGGCCAACTTGGTGGGCAAGAAGCACCAGGACTACCAAGCAGGGCAGGCATCGCTCGAGGACTACTTCGCCTTTCATCACTACAGCTATGTCCAAATGCTATGGGTCAAGATGCTGCGGCTGTTGAGCCTTACCCGCAAGCGTGAAACAGGCGTTGAGCCCGTATTTGAAGGTATTAAAGACACTTGTATTGACCTCATCGCCTACGGCGTTTTCTATTTGGCGTTCTTGCTCAAGTATGAAACCAGGTCTGACCATAAGGAAAGGAGAGAACATGAATAACTGGGAATTAGACTATATCAACCTGGTCTCTGACGTCATCAAGTATGGCGTCCCGCATGAGACCAGGGTCGGTATGGCGCATGCAGCGCTTGGCACGGGGCTGTCGATCAAGGTCGCCGATGGCGAGTTCCCTCTGCTCACCACCCGCAAGCTGTTCTACAAGCCGGTATTCGGGGAGCTGACGGGATTCTTGATGGGTTCTGCCCATAACTTTGACTTCACCAGTAACGGCTGCAACTACTGGACGCCCAATGCACGTGCCTGGGCCGAGAAGGTGTATGGTGAACGTGCCAAGGACATCGCCGATGAAGACCTGCCTGTGGGTCATATCTACGGATATCAATGGCGCAGATGGGCTGTCAAACCTGGTTTAGGCTTTGACCAGTTGGCCGAAGCGCAACGCCTTATAAAGAAGGAACCTAACTCCAGGCGTATCATGGTAACAGCATGGGAACCGGCAGACCTTCATAACATGTGCCTGCCGCCTTGCCATACACATTTCCAGTATCATGTGCTCGGCGACAAGCTGCATTGCAGCGTGTATATGCGCTCGGTGGATTTGTGCCTCGGCCTGCCTGCCGACATCACGCTCTACTACGCCCTGCTGATTCTGATGGCGAAGGATTGCGACATACTCCCCGGCACGCTGCATTTTCACTTCGGCAATGCACATGTGTATGCCGACCATATCGTGCCGTTCCTGGAGCAGCAGCCACGTGTCATCAAAGCACCGCCCGTCTATTGGCTGCAGGCTATAGAGCATGGTGAACGCTATATAGATGACTTCAAGCCCGACCTGCTGAAGATAACGGAGTATGAGCCTGCCGACGCCATCAAATACGAGCTGCTAGTATGAGCACATACAAAGACCCGCCAAGCATGTTCGCCCAAGTCAAGGAGTTCCAGAAAACCGTGCTAAACAACTGGGGTGCCAAACCGCCGTCTGTCCTGAGCTTTGAAGAGTCGATGTATCTGGTCAAGTGCGTGAACGAAGAGCTTGCCGAGTTCAAAGACGCGCGGCTGTCTGGAGACCTAGCAGGTATGGCCGACGCACTTGCCGATGCCATCTACTTCCTGCTGGGTTTCGCCGCCAAGATGGGCCTGCCGTTTGACGAAATCTGGGACATTGTGCATGAGGCCAATATGCAGAAGGTGGCAGGCAAGACCAAGCGTGGCATGCCGAACGATGCGGCTAAACCACCTGACTGGAAAGACCCTAAAGACAAGATAAAGGAGCTGCTCTATGGACCAGACCCGACCCTCGATTGACCGCGTGATGCTCAACATCGCGGTGTGCCTCGCCCAACGCGCGACGTGCTACAAGCTCGCCGTAGGGTGCGTTCTAACCGACCATGACGGCAGGATACTATCGGCAGGCTACAACGGGAAGCCGAAGGGCTTCACGCATTGCCTGACGAACAGGTGTGACGGCGACGTCTGTCTCGCCACGCATGCGGAGACCAATGCCCTCATGTCGTGCCGTGGCATGCAGTCCATACACACCTGCTACACGACGCACTCGCCTTGCATGTCCTGTGTCAAGCAGCTGATTCAGACCAACTGCCGGCGTATCATCTATATGCATGAGACGCCGGAGATATTGCTCGCGCATCGCCATTGGCAACATGCTGGGCGTCAATGGTTTCAGTATAAACACGAGTTAAAAAGTTGATACGAACGTATATCTTTTTTGTCTAAGTTTCTTTAAACGATCGTATACACGAACGTCGTGCGGTTTAAATCGCTATTATTTCGATATATAATAACGATGTTGCGCATGCAGCCGGTGCATTTCTCCAAGGACGTGGCGGTGGGCGCGTTACCGGTGGTCCACCAACCCTTCAACTCTAGCAGGAGGTATTGATGAAAAAGAAGACCAGGGTTATTATCATCGACACTGTTACCCAGTCTGTCAAAGAGGCATTGTGGGACGGAAACTCGAAGCAGCTGCGTGCATGGGTAGGCGCAGAGACCCTCGACAGTGCATCGGGTCCCACGAATGCCAAGGGTCATCGCGGCGTTGCGTTTGTAGACGACATGGGTATGGCGACGAATAAGCCTAGGTGGTTCTGGCCTGAGTTCTATCCACGGCCGCTGATCGGCAACGCCATGATATTCGGCGCCAACAGGAAAGGCGAGACGGTCGATGCGCCTTACTCATTGGACGAGATGAGCGGCAAGATATTCTTCCAGGATGTGCTGAGTGAGCTCGACACTAAAAGGATGCCGCGCGCATGAACACACAAGCCCAGCTGTTATACAAGCTCAAAGACTTAGGCTGGACTGTATCGATGTGTGGCTCCCAGCATTACAAGCTAGTCCCGCCACACCGAGATATGCGCATCGTCATAGCATCCTATACGGCGAGCGACCATCGCGCCTACATGAATATACGGGCGGACATACGAAGGGCATACAAAGTAACTGGCAGGGAATCACCCATATAAAAGGAGACTAACATGTATGATTACAAGCGTGAGCATTTTAAGTTTGTGCGCTGCTCAGGACTGAAGCGGTCTGACTTTGAAGGCGAACTAGACCACTCTGGCAGTTGGCTGGCTTTAGGGGTCGCTCTTACCATTCTTGTCATTTTAATTGTAGGGGCAACCCTATGACCATCACGCTGCATTGGTGGTTGGCACCGTTGGCGCTGGTGCTCTTGGCTGCGTGGTTTTTCTTCACAGCCAAGCCATCCAGCGATTACGATTTCGTAACCCCGCTGATTGGGGCGGGTGTTGCCCTTGCCCTCATTGCGGGGGCAGTTCTTTTCACATTGGGAAGGTGGACAGCATAATGCCAACAGAAGACGAGAAAAGAATATACAAGCGGATGTGGACTAATGGCTTTGACGAAGGAAGGTGGCAGGGCAAGATCATGGGCTTCATCTGGGGCTTCATGGCTGGCGCATTCCTTACCCTCATCGTAGCCATAATGGTGATGAAATGAAACTCTCAGACTTCGAATCTGCCCATAAACATAAGCAGAGCTTGTGGGAAGATGGCTACCACTGTGGGTTCCACCGTGCATGGTGGCTTGGCTACGCCTTGGGCATCTTAATGGGTGGCTTCACCACAATGATGATCGTATGGCTGAGCTAAGCCTTCTTCACCAACTGCAAGATGGGTGTGTAAAGGCTGACATAGAAGAGGTTTGAATTAGGCGCAGGTGTGCGCATAATCCAGTAGTTCAGCGTATTGGTTGGCAGGGCGACGACAACGCCAATTGTCGTCAGCCCCCTGCCGTCAATGATGTTGACGGTATCGCCAATTTCAATCTTGTTGGGGTCTGGTGCGGCCATCAGCGACCAACAATGAGGGACAGACCCCAAAAGAACATGCCCAGCCAGCCAAGCTGCACAGGGTTTTGCCATGGCATTGGTATTGCCGCTAAGAACAGCATAACCAGGCCAATAATCATCAGTATAAGGGAAGCTGTCATGATGGGTCTCCTTCGGTAGGTGCTTCAACCAGCTTGGGTGTCATTTCCAACAGGTCGTAGACTTGCCCGACGACCAACGGGCCATACGCTTTGCCCACCAGCAGTTTGAGCAGGGTCAGCTGCTCAACGGTCAGGTCAACCCTGCCAGGGTTCGCCTGAATCTTCATAGCGACATGGTAGCGGTCGGCCTTCTCCTTGCCCGTCAGGGTCTGCTCATCTGGGTAACTGTTCATCAGCGCGTTGACGCACACCGTGGACAGCATCACCTGTTTCTTCTCCTCGTCCAATAGCGGGGCGTTGAGCAGGTTGTGCAGCGGCTGTTGCAGGTCTCTCTTCATTTTATGGCTCCAGTTGTTGTAGACGTGAGTGAAGTTCCTGTATCGCGGCGCATAGCCACGGCACAAGCATTGAAGAATCAACGCCCTGATATTTGGGCGTGCCGTTAGGATGCAACGCATCCTTCTCCCCTGCAACGGCATCAGGGAAATACTCTTGCAATTCGTGGGCGATAAACCCATGGCCATTACCGCCAGAATTCCAGTCAAAGTTTACTGGGCGCATCTTCATGACCTGCTCTACACCATTCAGTATAGGGACGACATTACTCTTAAGACGGTAGTCTGAGGAAGTAGCATAGTTAGTCAGTAGCCCATTGGTAGAAATCATGCCTACGATACCGTTACCATTCACAAATACCTGATGGCCTATAAAAGCTGTTGTCGGCTGTAGTGTGGCGATACAATACACTGCGCTCGCACCGTCAATGCTAAGCTCTACCGGAACGCCTGAACCAGTGATATTTTCATTTTGTGTATTTATCAAGAATTTATTGGCAGGTGTCACAAATATCGCAGGACCAAAGCCGCCTGCGCCAAGACCAAGGAACCCACCCGTAGTGGACAGCGTAGGGAAACCACCAGGAGCGCCGCCTTGCAGAGTTAGCGTGCGGTCAGTGCCTGCAACGTGCAGGACTTGAGCCTGCCCTTGCGCTGTTAGATAGCCACCAGTAAAGAACTGGATAGCGCCAATGCCTTTGGAGAACAGGCGTATACTGCTGTCAGAGGCAGAGTTTTGAGCAAAGATATCATGGAGGCCTGGCGCCTCAGAGAATCCTGTTGAGCACAGTGGGTCGGCAGCTGACGATATAAAGGTGATGCCAGAAGCAGCCTTTAAAACAATACTGCCGGCATTGGTGCCCATGATCGGATTGCCAGGACTGCCTGTTACCGTCAGAACATTAGTTGCTCCAACCGTATGTGTAATGGCAAACTGCGGAACGCCTGTGCCATAACCACCTGTGAAGAACTGGTGGGAACCTGCTCCTTTAGTCCAGTAGCGCAAGTAACCATCAGCCGCCAAGTTCTGAACAAAGATATCGTTTAGAATATCATTGGCAGCATGACCGATGGCATTGAGCGGGTTATTGCCTGCGGTGTAGACGACGCCTGTGGAGGCAGTTAGCACAAGGTCACCGCCACTGGTGGTTACTTTGGGATTACCACCGCCCAGTAAGATAAGCAGGTTCGTAGCCGCAGGAAAGTTACCGATAGCGGCTTGCGCATTGCCGCCCGTGTAGAACAGTATCGGCGCATTGCCCTTGGCTACTAAAGCCAAAGGTATATCAACATCTACGCCTATGGCATTGATAGAAGGTGCATTGCCTACAATACCGCCTTTAACTGAAATGATGTTGACTGCATTAGCCGTATGGCTGATAACAAACTGATGGCTGGCAAAACCAAGCCCAGTGTAGTAGTGAAAGTCACTGTTGTTATCAACGAACATATAGCCAAGTTGGTTAGCACCCGAATTGCTGGCAAATTGGAGCGCACCAATATTGTCTACCGCCCTGCCGCGAATCTGGATACTGAAGCCGCCAGGGTCTGACCCTACACTCATCGTGCCTTTAATCCGCACGAAGTCGGCATCTGTAGCCAGAATACCTGGATTTGGTGAATACCAGCCATTAGGCGTCGGCGTAAGCGACAGGTTGAACGCAACGCCAGCCGGGATTGTCAAAGCACCAGGGCTAAAGGTAAGGACGTTGGCACCTGCCGAGACGGCATGCCACGTATCTGAAGCACTGCGCCATAAACCGTTGTCGGCATCATTAAGGAAGGACAACCCTGGGGAGACCATCACGCCATCGGCAATCCTGAACGGGGCGAGCATACCGCCACGCCCGTTACGGTCGAGTGAATTGGTGAACTCCGCCGCCATATCGTCCCGTGTCGTATTCTCATCAGGGGCGTCGATGGTAGTGCCTGGCACCCGAGGCGGGTCGGGTAAGGTATAGACGCCTGCAGCATTCCGTGGCATTATTGTCTTCTCCTGTATAGTTCTTCTCCAGCTTCACGGCCTGCGACACCGCCCGTTGTGGCGAGCGAACGCACGAAGTCTGGGTCTTGCAATAGTTGCGAGAGCATCAACTGTGTCTCTGTCCTGCCGGTCAATGCCCGTTGCCCTGTGCGCGTGCCGAATCCTGCCAATAAGCCGGCACCCATCGGTATCGCCAACGTGCTGCCTCCGGCTAAGTGCGGAGCGCCTAGCACGAACGCCGCACGCGCAGCATTAGAGATAGTGCCTGGGTCCTTGGTCATCAGCGGATGCATGAGCTGGGCATAGTTGAGCAGGCGGTCATTATTGCTATTGCGGGCGGCAGTGGCCAGTTGCTCCATGGAATAGTCGCCGCTCACAGGCACGCGGCCTGCGGCATTCTCTACAGTCATGAGCCTGTGCATCGGTTCACGCATGCGATTCAGTTCGCGACCGGTAACCGGAAAGCGACGCTGTATCGAATCGTATACACGATTGCTAGCATCGATTAAGGCCTGACCGTATGCGCGTTCTGAGCTCATTTCAGAGCCACGAGCACGATAACCTTGTCTGCGCACGTCTGACTGACTCGCGAACATATCGGCAAGCTCAGACCTTGGCGGCAGGACGTTCTGCCCAGGCGGTATCTGACGGTCGAAGAGATGCGCCTCCACCATGCCGCGAGCACGGGCGCGGTCTTGCTCGGTCATGGAGAGGCGGGGATTGGCCGTAGCGGCATTGACCTCGTTCTGGAACCGTTGCGTTAGCGGGAAGCTGCGGTTGGCAAGCAAGGTGTCATAGCGATTGCCGACGTTGGTGTTCACACCCTCGAGGACGGCAGTCGTCGTGCGCGGGTCATTGGCGCCACGCGCAGCCGGCACCGCGACATTGAGGTCGGCCGCAGCCTCACGGATGGGCAGGTCACGTATCCCGCGACGTGCCGCCTCGCGTTGCGCCTTGACGGCAGCACCCAGGAACGGTATCGCCGCGGTGGACTCTTCTATCCAGCGCATGCCGCGGCCGATAGCAGTATTGGGGTTAGACGCAAACCCAGCCGTCAGCGGCACGCCGGCATCCATGGCTTCACGGGCACCTGGTGCCATGTCGATCGGCTGCGCGACGCGAGGCACCAGGCGTGAGAGGATTTGCTGGCCGACCGCACCGCCGACACCGCCATGCACGGCGCCTTTGGCCGGGTCGTCAGGCGACAGGTAGGCACCGGCAGCGGCGCCTTCAGTGGCCGCACGGCCGGCTGGCAGAATGCCACGAATCCACTCCGGCGCATTTGCCGCGTAGCGCGAACCCCATTGCTGGACGGCCTGCGGCAACCTGGACGCGGCGCTACGCAGGAGCGTGCTTGTGCCACCGGTCGCGGCAAGGTCAGCCAAGAGACCGCCGGCGACACCCGCACCGCCTGCCTCTTTGCGATACTGCCTGGAAAGGTCCTTGGCTTCACCCATCGCCTCACGACCCAGATACGGATTGTCAGGCATCATGGCAGATACAGGTTTCAACAACGTGCGGCCGACATCCATAGAGTTGGCAGCGGCACCTTTGAACATGCCTTGCGCGGAGGACACCGCCTGCGGCGAAGTCGCTGCAGCTACGGCTGGCCCAATAAGGGGCGTGGCAGCGGAGTAGAACGGCGCCTTAGGCGCTTCCTTTCCAGGGGTGCGTCCACTCTGCTCGCGACGTAACTGTTCCAGCTCTTCACGAGGGTTAGGCTGAGCGGCAGCGGCTTCACGCCCTGACTGCTCTGCTCGTAACGCTTCGAGTTCTTCACGTGGGGTCATCTTGGTGCCTGTCTCGCTGCTGCCCTGCGTTGCTGCAACTCAGCTTCCTCTTGAGGCGATAACTGGCCAGGTCCTGGTGCTGGAGACCTGGAGCCACGTTGTTCCGAAAATGGCGGCGGTGTAACTTGACCACCTTTGCCAGGTGCATTGAAACCAGGTATCTGCGTAACGTCGGTATAGCGCTCAGACATGAACTTGGATAGCGGCGCGCCAAGCTCCATCTCACGCATAACTGTCTCATACTGGATACGGAAGTTGAGCAGTTTCCATTGAATAGTCGCTGGCGTGTCGCGTGACAGGTCTGGCACGAACGGCCGCAGGCGTGGTATCTCAGCTGCAGGCACAGCGGCACCTGAACGCTCATGCACCTTCGCGCTGCCCAAGTCAGACACGGCAACACGGACGTTGACGCCGCCTTCACCAGATTCAGTCGGCCACCGTTGCGCTATCCAGTCAGGCAATGCGGCCACAGCACCGACGGCATCTGGATTGTTCTCTACCAACTGCTGCGCTATCTTGACTTGCGACAGCTGCGCGGCATTCTTGACGTAGGCATTCTTGGTCGTATCGCTCGGCTCGTTGAACTTCGGCACGATACTAGGTCCGCTGGGACCGCCACCAGCACCACCTGGCGGAGGACCATTATAGGGCGTAGCAGCACCTGTTGGCCCTTTGATGATGAGGCCATGCTTGGAGTGGTTATAAATCGGTATGCCTTCTGGTGTGTTGCCAACCCATGTCACATTACCAGGTTCTGCATGCGGCCGGCTGGCTATAATCGCCGCGCGCAACTGCTGATTCTCAAAGGCGCGCTGGCGATCATCCTGCCACTTCTGGTATGCGCGAGACTCGTTGGCGCGTGCCGCATCGAGCTGCTTGCCAGTGCGCTCGATATCCAGCTGCTGGCGCACTTGCGGGAAATACTTAAACTCGCCAGACATAGGGCTGTATTCGCCATGGTCTGTATACTTAGGCTTCTGCGCTTCCATGGCCTGCTGCAGCATAGGTTTAGCAACAGCGCTAATACCTTTGTCACCAGTTATAGCACCCAGCGTGCCCATCTGAATCTGCCACTCAATCTCCTGCTTGCGGCGGGCGGCTTCCTCAGGCGAGAACATAGGCGTAAGAGGCCGGTTCACAGCCTCATCGTAACGCCTGCGCAGTTCACCTACCTGCGGCGTATAGTAGTTCTGGAACTCTTGTTCTTGTGTAGCCATTATTCCCCCGGGATAGCTCCATCAACCTGAGAAATGTTCTGCTCCCTATCCTTGCGATATAAGTCTGGCTCACGCTGTTTGCCGCCGCCAAATAGAGAATCATAATACATCCTGCGATTGTCCAGGCGCTCTTGACGCATGGCTTTCTGCTCAGTCAAGAGCTGCTTAAGGCGCATCCCGCCTGCAAGACCTGTGCCTGCCTGGCCGAGTGCGCCGAAGAAACCAGCCCAACGAGAACCCAGTTGCCGCGGCTGGACGCCCTCCAAGATAAGCTTGTCGGAAAGAGCCTGCTGCCGCTTCATGTTCTCCTCGTCTTGCTCCTGCTCAGACAGGCCAATAATCGCACCAGTCTGTTGGGGGTTCGGTATTTGGCCGACGTTGTATCCGCTACTGTATGCCATTTAAGCCTCCATAGTTCACCATAAGGTAACCGCTCGGGTGCATAAGCACCAGGTCAGGACGCACGTGCAACAGGTCTTGAGCCATAACGCCACGCTCGCGGCGGCCGAAGATATCGTAGTCGTAAATGGGGACCCCGACTGGGTGCATACCCACATGCTCGATATTGGACTTCAGGCGAACGTCTGAGAACACGCCCAACGCATAGAGCGACGCGCCTGCACCTGCCGCTTGGCCGATACCGCCCCACAGTCCCGCGTTGGCCTGCTGGTCGGCAAGGTAGCGCTGCATATCAGATTGACCCTGCATCTGTGCAGCGCCAAGATAATTGGGCGCAGTGCCGGCAGATGCCTGGTTAAACGACGGCATTTGGTTCGGCTGCACCATCTGGCCGGTCAGCAAGGCGTTCATCTCGTTCAGCGACATGCCGCGTGCCTGCGCCTGCTCTGCAATGGCCTGCTGCCGCAACTGATTCTGGTAGTTTGACTGCTGCAGCTGCTGGTTGAAGTTCTGTTGGTTAGCGCCCATCTCCTGGCCAAACTGCTGCTGACCAGCCTGGTTATAGAACTGTCCGGCCGTTGCGCCTTGCCCGAAGGCCTGCTGCTGTTGGGCAAGCATCTGTTGGTTCATGCGCTGCTGCTCTTGACCGCCTGCCTGGATGGCATTCCAACGTTCAAGGCCTTGATTACCCTCGAGGCGGCGGAGTTCAGTGTTATAGGCCTCACTACCCGGCGTCAGACCCTGGTTGGCGAGCATGGCACGCGTATCATTGGTCTGACGCTGATGCTCAGGCTGCATGGCATCCCACATCGCCTGCGTATACTGCTGGCGCTGGTCGGCAAACGCGGGGGCATTGGTTGTCCCTGTCGTCTGCGGTATATACGACTGTGTTTGATATGTGCCGGTGCCCGTCGCATTTGGCCCCTGGGACATACCTGGCAAATCTTTCCAGTTAAACGGCTGCTGGTAATCCTCAGCCACACGACCCATAAAGTTACCAGCAAGATTTGAGCGCTGGTTTACAAGGCCTATCTGCTGGTCAAGAGCAGACTGCAGCTCAGGGTTTAGCGTCTGCTGCTGTGTCCAGCTTGTTACTGGTTTACCAGTCGCAGGGTCAACAGACTGCGCAGTATTCCACGTGGTTGAACCCCATGGAGAGTATTGGTCAGGACGGTCGGCAAATGTCTTCTGCGTGGCGATGTTCTCGCTAGCAGCAGACTGCGTCTCAGCCGCGCCTTTGTAATCGGGCGCAGCGGGAGGACTGCCGCCTTTGCCTTGCGGGCAGCAATAGTAGTGCAGCAGACCGTCAGGAACGCCGTTCCTGATTAACTCACGCAGCCTGGAGCTCATCTTGGTTCTCCTGTGCCAGCCACCGGCAGCCGGCTTTATCCATACTATAAATCAGCATATCTTCAGTTTCAGACCAGCCTTGCGGCAGCTTAGCCAGGAACTCAAAGCCCATGCGCTGTATCAAGCGGTTAGACCTATGGTTCTTGGCAGACGCAGTGACTACGATATGGTTCAGCTCACATGTCTTGAACGGATACCCAAACGCTTCACGAATCAATTCACGGCTAATCCAGTTACCGTCGCCAGCCACATGCATCGCGCAAGTCATGCAGTTGAACGAGTTATAGGCCACGACACCCATAATGTTTCTAGCAGAGTCAATACGACCAAAGGCATTGAAGTCATTAGTCATAGCTACATTCACGCCATGGTCGTTCAAGAACCGTAGCGCTACTGCTTTATCCTCAGGTGTGCGTGCGACAATAACCATCATTCATCACCACCACCGTCACCGCCGCCATCATCGCCGCCCATTGACTGCATGCCGCGGTGACGGCGAGCCTCTTCAAGTTCAGCCAACAGCTGCTCTTGCTCTATCTGCTTGGCCAATGCCGCCTGACGCTCAAGCTCACGCTCGTGCACAAGATTACCGCTTTGAGTGTTGCGCTGGTTCATCATGTCAGCATACCAAGGCTGACCACCAGGTTGACCACCACCACCTGGCGGAGGGCCTCCAGGCGGAGGTAACGGCGAACCTTGCGGAAGCCACGGCGGCTGGCCTTGCATTGTCGGCGGATTCATACTGCCCATAGGCGGAGGCCGGCGGATTAAGCCATTCGGCAACTGCTGAGGCGGACCTCCAGGCATCATACCGCCACCACCTGGTCCCATAGCCGCTGGTCCAGCTTGTCCTTGACTGTTTTGGCCCATTACATTATACCTCCAGGTTCATAGACATATTTCCAACTGGTAAAGAGCGTCCCAGGAGGACCTTGCACAGACATGCGCAGTGAAGCAAAGCAGCCAAGGCCTTCACAGCCAAGCCAAAGCTGATACGTGTTGTCGGCACCACCCCATTGCGCCTGGTTCCACTTCGCCTGGTCCCATAGCGCCTGCGGATTCATGGTATATGGAGGCGAACCAGGAACGCCTTGAACGTTCCACTCGGTATTGATTTGCGCCTTGACCATCGGCGGCGTAGAGCCCGTGAACATCGGCATAATGAACTGAGACCGCTTCAAACTCATCTTGTCATTCTCAGGCGCCACGAACGAGGTCTGTAAATCACAGTTGACCGTGCGTCCTGGCGTGCCGTCAAACAGCTCGTCGTCAGTCAAGCCATAGAACGCCTTGCACACTGTGCCGTCGTGCGTTCCGAAGTAAAGGTCGCCCTGCAGTTCCTCGGCACAGGCCATCGCCATGCCTTTCATACGGCTCCAGCCCATGGCAAGCGGAGAGTAGCAGTATTGCATGCCAGCGACACCGGTATTGTGCGGGGTGATTATCATCATGCACTCTTCGCCAGACACATAGATGAGCCGCCAAAAGGTTTGATTGCGGGTGGAGCGCACATCACGGCCTATAATCTCATTAAAGCGGCGCACAGGGTCACGTGGCTGCGTTTCAGGGTCAAGCTGCCCGAGACCTTGCATGATGCGCGACATGTATTCAATACCGCGCTCAGTGATAATGGACAGGTCGCCGCCATACTTGTTGAAGAACCTGCGCCCTGCGGGCGGCTGTCCTATAAACCAACGGCCTACGATATTGAAGGAAGACGCAACGGCAGGGTTCGTGCCGCCATAAATCAGCAAGTCGCCCGATGCGCTTGCCACTACCAGCTTATCGTCAATGCCGTCACCGCCGTCCACTGTCCAAGATGCCATGGCTTTCAAATCGCCGCCATGCACGAACAATGGGCCGAAGTCAAACAGGTTGGCAGTGCCTTGAATGGCACCTGGGTCAAGATACCAGGCTTTGGTCGTATTGTCCTCGATAAACCAGAGACGGTTCTTCCAAGCCATAACAAAGTCAAAGTTGATCGCAGCACCAGCACCTGGACCTGTGATATTGGCAGTGCGGTTAATCCAGCCGCCAATATTGTCATATGTCCAATAACCGCCGCCACCAATGCATATGCAAAGGTAGTTAGTGCCTACTGTGGCGAACTGAGTCCAGCTGAACTCACCAGGTTCAGTCTGGCCTGGAATCGTTACAGATATTGGCGGGACGAACGCCTCATTATGCCGGTCTTGAACCTCATACAAGTTACGGTCTGTGCATGCGGCGAACATCTTCGGCAGGAACGCAGTCGCCGCACCACGCGGCGGGTAGTATGCCATGAGGGAGCGCACAGGCGATGGCGTCGCAGCACCGCCAAGGTTTGTGTTCCAGCGCAGTGAGCCGGCACGAATCTCATTGCCATAGCGGCGGCAGAACCAGTTATCGAGTATCACGGCACCCTGAGGGTTCATGGATACAAACGGCTGGGTTATATCTAGCCCCTGGGTCGGTGCCGGAAACACATTGAACATGTGATTACGGCCTTGCGCCCCTGCGCGTGGCACTTTGTATGTAGGGACTGCTACTTTGAGCGGCATGCTATAACCCGTATCCAGTAGGCGGCAGAGACGTCAACGGACTGATAAGCGGTATGCCATACGACGGCGACAAGGACAGCACAGGCGCACCTTTGTCAGAACCGGCACGGCTGCTGAAGATGGCAAGGAAGTCACGTGTTGCGGCAGAAGCATCAAAGCCCTTCCACTCAAGATATCGCGCCCGCGCCAGCAGCATAATCATATAACCATCCAGGAAGAACTTATCGCCATTCTTGTCGGCGATGTTCTTGAAGATAGTGGGGTCATCCTGGTCAATGACCTGTGCACGAGACAAATACATGTAGTCAAAGTTAGCAGGCGTCGGGAACGGCGGGTTCAGCACGTTCAGCATGTCGTTGCGCATCTGCCAGAACAGCGTGAGCTGTGGCGTCCAGTTACGCACGGTGTAGGCCATCCAAGCCTGGTTAGACACAGGCCCCATTGCCGGAATCAAAGAACCAGCGTTCCACTGAGACTGATCGATGAAACGGTAGAAGTCAGCCGGCAGAGGATACGCCTGCTCTTTAATACCTGCCGCCGATGCCACAATCGGCAATGTGGCCTTGACCGTCAGGTCTTGCCACTCATGCATGGTCAGAAGTTCACTGAGCGCATTGTTGACAGCGGCGCCCATCTGAAGCACGGCAGAATCGGTAGACCCCGCCGGGTCAGCAGGAATAGGGTGCCCTACCAGACGGCATATCGTGACGATGGTGCTGCCATAGTCAAAGTTGGTTATCTGGACGGGCATCCGGCCTCCTATTTACCTTTCTTGCTCTCGCGCATGGCCTTGAGTTCTTCGGCCTGGTCTTTAACCGCCTGGGTCAAATCTGCGATTTGCTGGTCACGCTTCACCAGCTCTGCGTTCATCGCCTTAAGCGGGGCGCCTTCTTTAGCCAAGGCCAGAAACTGAATGGCGCGTTGCTTCAAAGGCGTCGCGCCCATGATCTTGCCGCAGATGTCATCGCTCAACGTCGCCATCTGGTCAATCGTGCGCACGCCAAAATAGCGGTATTCCTCGATTTGCGCCAAGTTCATAATACCCCAGGCATCTAGCGGGGTGCCTTGCAGCATCTCTTCTTCCTTCGTCCTTTTCCAGTGGTCATACTGCTTCTGGAAGCGGTCGACGTCTTGCACACTGATGGGGCGGACAATCGTATTGGAACGGTCGCCGGGTATTACGATTTGGATGTAATCGAACTCCTTGAAGATAGGCCGGCCTTGAATCGCCGTCTGGTCACTGTCCTGCATGGCCTTGGTAAAGAAACGGACGGCAAGCTTTTCATCGCCTGCGCGTGCACGCATGAACTCGTGCTGGTCACCTTCAAATGTCTGCAATTCCATGGTTCTCTCCTAGTGCTGTCACGCACATCGTGCGGGGAATCCGCCTTAGTCGTGCACAGTTGCTTCAATAGTTCCTACGTGTCCCGCTGCGCAGCTTATATGCCATCTGCGCCTGCTTGCGCAATTCGTCGGCACGGTTATAATCCTGGCCGACGCTCTGCGGTATCTGCACCTTGGCGGCGAAGTTAGGGTTATGCGCCACCGCTTGCATAAGGCGCATTTGCGCCGGTGATTTAGAAGGCACTTGTGATGACCCAGATGATGGCGAGGACCGTGAAGACTGCGCACATGCCGAGCACGAGCAAGCCACGGTCCTCGTCCTTCACTTTTTGCCCTTTGCCTTCGGCTTGTCTTCGGATTCCTCTTCGTCTTCCTCGACGTAGCCAATAGGCCTTGGGTCTATCTTCGTCACCGGCTGTGCCGCTGCCAGCTCCGCCGCAACTGACTCGTCCCATTTCTTGCACTCCTCGGTTAGTGAATAATGGGGACGCTCCAGCGGACGCACGTAAGGAACCTCTGCCACTTTAGGTTCCGCAGCCTTGTCCTTCTTGAGTCCGGCTTGATACTCAGCCTCGGCGTCCTTCTCGGCCTTGATGACGGCGTCGTGTTCAGCCTTACTATCATGCTTGTGGTCGGCGGTCATGCTGGCGCTGCCGTGGCTGCCAAAGTGGAGCCAAACACGGACTGGCTAGCGACAAGAGCCACTCCACTGCGGTTAATAAAGCCAGCTTCCACTGCCACGCCGTTTGCCACGGCGCCGACTGCGGTTACCATTTTGAGACCAAAGCCGGTGAAGGCAGGGCCGGCACCACCGTCACGCGACCCGCCATTTCCAGCGGCCAGAATGCCAACGCCGGCTGTATAGGGTTGCGGCGTGCTCTTGCCAAGAGTGGAAGGACCCACCATGACATCACGACCACCACCAATATACAGATAAGTGGAGTCAACAGTGTTCTGTGCCGCAGCAGGGCGCCCAAGCGGCGTCGTGCCGGCCAGTTGGTCATCATCAAAACCCGCCTTGCGAATGCCATTCACGGTGTTGCTGATGATGGGGTCCGAGATGGGGCCGATGATCGGAGGCGAACCATACCCGATGCCGGTTGACAGCGCTCCGGTCGAGCAATTCGCTGGGTCGGGAAGAAACGCCCCGCCAGCTGGGTTCGGCTTCTTTGCATCAAGAGGCGAACCTTTCGGCCCAGACAGCGGGTCGAACGTAACCATGCGACCCAGAGTCGGGTTCGCTTGGTTTTGAACCAGGGTTGAACCTGGGAGGGAAGCAGGCATGTAGTTCTCCTTGAAAAAGAGCGGGAGCTTTCACCCCCGCTTAAGACTCACGGCATGAAACTCTATTGCTTCGTCTTGCGACGAACAGTGAAGCCAAGGCCCATCAAGCCTAAACCCAGCAGGGCCAGCGAACCAGGCTCAGGGACATTGACAGCGTTCGGGAAGGCAACGAGATAAAAACTCTCGCCACCATCCGAAGCGCCTGACCATTGAGCGCGAAACAACAGACGGTCGCCGATGTTTACGCTTGACAAGTCAAAGCCAGTTAGCAGGTAATCGCCCTTACCGTTGCCATTGAAGATGTCCGGCAAAGCGATAGGCCCATCGATGTCGAAGATAATCTTCTGGCCGAGCGGCTTATCCAGGTCAATCAGCTGGAATGTCTGCAGAGTTTCACCTCCATGCGCCGTATTGATATCGATGGCAATGCCAAACGTGAAGAGTGGGTCGCCAGCATTCTGAAGAAACGTGCGCAGAAACCCAGAGGTATATGGCGTGACATTGATATCGTCGTTGTTGCCAAATGCACCCGTGATGGCCGAGGAAAACAGGTTGAAGCTGCTGTCATTCCCTTGACTGTCAAAGTTGTTAAAGCCAAAGCCGGCGGGGTTCTGCGCCTGTGTAGCGCAAATCACGCAGGGATTGCTGGACGACTGCGGCACCGGGTTTGGCAATGCCGACAACGTCAAGTTATTGATGGCGTCTGCGTGCGCCAATGCTGCCATCAGAGCAAGGCCTGCTGCAAGTAGTAACTTCTTCATGCTTGTTCTCCTTAAAGGTGCTGAGGGCCGAAGCCCCCAGCGGTTTGACAACTGTTAGTTCGACGTCAAGCGGCCTTGGAACGCATCGCCGCAGGAAGTCATTGCACCGGCAAACGCCAGGATTGCCACTTCGGCGTCCTGGTTCACTGCGTAGCGCCGGTTCGGGGACAGCGGCACCATGTTACGTGCAGAGTGCGGGCGCCATTTCAGGTATTTCGTGTTAAGGAAATACATGGTCTTGGCGGCAGCACCTGGACCAAACGCCGATGACGGGAAATACAACCCGCCGTCCAGCACCACGTCAGCATCCATATACTTGATTACCGGGAAGCCCAGCTTTGCAGCGTTCGGGTCGGTGAAGCGTTGCTGCGCCTGCAGGCTGGACAGATACAGCTGCCACATGAACGTATCGGCGATAATCACATCAGGACGGTCGCGACCGCGCACGAGGTTACCCCACACGGTATTCATCTCACCTTGGATTGTGAGATTGGTCAGGGCAGCGGCGGGATGTGATGCCCAAGGACGCCAGAACCCCCATGTGACGCGGTCGATAGCCCCATATGTGCCGGTCGCGATACGCCCGCTGGTGCCCGACGCATTGGCAGGAATCGCCGCCTCGAGACCAACGATCATCTTGCCGCCTGCGCCTGTGCCGTCGGCATAGAAGCCTTGGCTCACCAGGTTGGCCATGGTGGATTCCGCAACGCCGAGGCGTGCATCCATCAGGTCGATCATCTGCTCTTTGCCTGCTACCTGCAATTCTTCCAGGCCAGAGATGATGACAGGCACCGCGCATTGCTTGAGGGCGAACTGCGCAGCGCTCAACACGTCCTGCGCCGCGATCGGCAACAGGTCGTAGCCAGAATACCAACCGGCATTTGCGTTCTCCGCGAAGCTGATTTCTTCGAGGATGGTGGAACCGCCAGAAATGGTCTTGACATTTCCCTTGTCTTTGATATAGGCAAGGCCGGCATTGTTGTTCGTCACGTTGTCCTGTATGACACGGGTGCGTGACTCGATGGCTGTCGCCACAATGTCGGTAACGTTTGGAAAAGCAGAAAGAATAAAGCCCATCCGGCTAAGGTAGCCGAACAGCACTGCGTGAAGCTTATTAAGTAGCCAATTCATGGCATATCTCCATATAAGGGTTAAAGTCGAAACTCTTTGCCTTGTTTTGGTGATGGGCCCGTAGGCTTCACGCTGCCGTCAGACTTGCGGCCAACTCCGGGCTTTCCTCTGCGGATGGAACCCAGGAATTTCAATAATAACGCGTTCAAATTAAAATGTAAACGTTTTTTTATACCGCTTGGGCCTCTATGGCGTTCTCAATAGCTTCGCGTATGGAGGGACCCTTCTCGTTCGTTATGCCAGTGCTACCGGTCTGGCTTGGTGCGCCTACCGTAACGCTGGATGCGGCGACACGGCGGGACAGTAGGTCCTTCTTGCCAGCCGCTGCCGCTTTCGCCGCTGCCCGTTGCGCGATGACCTTCGCTATATCTGGGTTCAGCTGGGCGGCAGTGTGGTAAGCGTCGGCCAAAGACACTACACGCCCGCGCTCTACGCCCACGCGCAAGATAGCACTGATGTCTTCGCGCAAGTCTTCGAAGAACTCGAACTCAGGCTTAGCTGCGAACTCGGCTATCTCACTCGACAACTCGCTCTCCATCCTTTCCTGCTGAGCATATTCCTTATCCTGCATCTGCTGGAGCAGCTGGTCGACGCGAGGGTCGTGATACGCCTGTTGCTGCTGGCCTTGCGGCTGCGGCAAGGGCTTACCACCCAGCACTGCAGCCAATGCGCCATCCAGCATGGTGACGTCGACACCAAACGTGTGAATCGCCTGTGCCACGGCATGCGCCTTCTCTACCGGCGTGCCCATGCGGAGGACAGACGCCGTCTTGAGGTAATCGCCAAAGGCTTTCATCGGGTCGCCACCCTCGAGGGCTATGACCTGCTGGTATGGGCCTATGGTTTCACCGAAGCGCTGTATGACCTGCCGTGCCTGTGCCGAGTCCTGCAAGGCAACCTGGGTTTCGCGCTCACGCCGTAGCACTTCGTTCTGCACTGCCGGCGGCAATGCTGCAAAGTGCTCACGTGCAGCCGGTTTCCATGACGCCGGTGGCTTGGCGACACGCGGTGTCTGGGATGGTGTGTCCGTCAGCGAAGCTGCGGGTTTGGTTTGTTGCGGTTCCTTGGCAGGAGCAATCCCGAGCCCGGTGTCTTTGACGGCACCTGGAGTATCGCCTGCTGGAGCTGTCTGGCCGGCTTCTTGGCCTGTTTGCTGAACCGGAGTATCCCCGGCCCCCTGCGTATCGCCATGTGTTTCATCCTTTTCCAAACCTTCAAATGCTGAGGCCAGCGCGTCGCGCGAGCTGGGTGGGGGTGTGTTGCCGTTAAGTCCTGCTGCTACATCAGGTTCCATGATTTATGCTCCTGTAAGTTTATGGATGGCCTTTGAAACGTGCTCTTTCCTGCTTGGGTCATAACCGCTGTTGACCTTGTTACGCTGCTCTTCCTGCTTCCGCCATTGCTGATGATAGTCACTGGCAGTCGTCAAGCCCTGCTGCTTCATGTATTCCTGGTGTTGCTTGCGGGAGGCGAACCTTGGGTCGCCCATGTCCTGGTAGGCACGGTCATTCCAGAGTATGCTGTCCTGCACGCTACGAGCATCGGGGACATAGTCATCCCCGACCTCGATAGCCTCGCACCCGCGGTAAATCCATCTGCGTCTCATCATTGCACCGTTTGTGGAGGCGGATAGTTAGGGATTGCCGTCTGCGGCGGACGTCCAGGCCCACCGCCGCCTGGAGGCAACTGCACCTGGCCTTGCGGACCTTGCGGCGGAGGACCCGGTGGCTTGGAACCCGGCGGGATTTGCGCGAGCATCTCCGGCGAATACCCGTTGCGCATGAGCGCAGCCATGGTCTCGGCATTGGTCTGCTTCGCCTCTGCCGTGCCTTTCTCGGCGTCGGCATGCTCCTTGAGCTCTTTGGGCGTAGGCGGCTTCGGTGGCGGCGGCGTTGCGAGCGACAGCTTGAGCGCATCGACAGCCTGGTCAAGCACGCCCTCTATTTCCTTGCCGGCCTTGAACCCGGTCGCAGCCCATTGCAGCATCTGTATCAGGAAGATACCGGACCCAGGATGCTGCTGTATCAGCGGCATGCTCATACCAATGAATTGGGACGTCGCCTGCAGGAAGTCAATACGCTGCTGTTTCTCCTGGTTCCAGTCTGGCGCCGCTGTCGTGTCTGCGGTTATCTTCAGCCGCAGGGCGATTTGCGACGAACTCTTGAGCAGCATCACCGCCTGCTGGGCAAGCTTGGCATCCGGCGTCTGCATGATCTGCGAGCGCTCGATGATCGTCTGGGGTTGCCAATGGTTACAGATGATCTCCGCGCGTATCTGCGTGGACGTGGTCAGGAATTTGGCAATGTCATCCTGCGAGCGGCTGATACGCGCGAAGCCATATTGAGACTTGAGCTGCTGCGCCGTCGCTGTCTCAGAGGCAACCGACATGCCGCGCATCAAGTCCGACAGTCCTAGAATTTCGTAGACCTCTTGGAGCAATGCCTTCTTGCGCTCTGTCATCTGGACGAGCGTCGATATCACCATGTCCAACGGCAGCCAGTCGATGGCGCCCTTGATACCGCCTGCTTCGGCGAACATCGCCCAGTTATCCACCGGGATAAGCTGGTTCATGCCGGCCTGGTTCAATAGCCGTTGCACGCCGTCCGCCGTCTTGTTATAGACGCCCACAACCTTGAGCGCCTCTGTCAACAGCTTCATGCGTGACGCCAGCAGGTTCAGCTCGCCATATTGGTCCTGCACCATGGCGAAGTCAGGTCGCGGCAGGAACGCATTGGTCAAGTGCGACGCGATCAGCGGCTTGGCGACAGGGTAGAACCCGGTCAGCCCCAGCGGGTTCGCCTTGAAGTCAAGTATGACGGCAGCACCGATGCTGAACCAGAACGTGCCGCCGAACTCCTCGCACCAAATCTCGATGATTTCACCCAGAGGTTCCGGCGACTGGCGCATCGGGTCCTCTGCCGCCAGCGACTTTGACTGGCCTGACTTGAGCTGCACCTGCTCGGCAATCACCTTGCCAAACCGTTCTATGATCTTGCGCTTGTTCATATACACGCGGCGCGCGAGCCAGCGCTTCTCCTGCCATGTGCGGCACGGAGAATAGAAGAAGTCATCCCACCGGACATAGTCTATAGGCGCGCGTTCGTCGGTAATGACGGTCATCTCCACTTGCGGCGCCAGTTCACGCGTGCCGTCTGGGCTCATAATGGGCGGAGACACCGTCGTCTGGGACTGGAACTCATACCTTGGCCAGACGATGCCGATTCCTGGCACGAACCTGTCTTGGATGGCCAGCTTGTAGATATCCTCAGGAGACTCGCGGGGGTCGTCAAGCTCAAACTCAAATATGCGCTGCAGCATATTGGCAGCTACCCTCGCGACGTCGTCATTCTGGTCCAAGTGGAGGCGATCTACCTCAGGCGCCGGCAGTTTCGCGTAGACTGTCGCCAGCACTACTTGGACATTCGCCCAGAACACGTTGAAGCGGGCGTTGTTGCCCTCATCCTGCTGCTCCATGTGCTGCGACAGATACTCCGCCTCCACCTTGCGTCCTGCCGCATGGTAAGACTGCATCCACTTCTTGGAGGCATTGAACTCCTTCGTCCAGTAGCTCGCCCAATCCTGAGGCGTATACTTGGCAAAGTCGTCGTCGCTCTTGCCGCTGTAGTTGCTTTCACTCATATGCGTAACCATCCTCTTTTATCATTTGCGGCATCTTCATGGAGCTGCTCAAGCGTGAAGGTGTAGCATGCGCCGTTCGGCACCCACACTTCACTCTGCTGCTCCAGGTTAAGCGGTGCTTTACTCCAGTCCTTCATCTCTGCGCTTAGCACGACGGACAGATACGTATAGGCATCCCCGCCGTGTGAAGCCCAGTTGTGCAGCGGTTCCTGGCTGAACACCTTGCGCACGTCGTCCCACTGGAATGACCACTCGCGCAATGCCATCAGCCCGCGCTCGCAGTGTGTCCGGCTGAACCTGCAATATGGCAACATCGTCCGCGCGGCATTGATACGGTCGAATATCTTAGTGCTCGGCACGATGCTCACAACACTAAATGCACCCAGGAACTGTTCCAGCACCGAGTGCTTGGAGGCGAACGTCTTGTTCCTAGCATCGTGAGGCAACCATACCTTGCCAACATCGTAGCGTGAGTTCTTTATCCTCTTCGTCCAATCACCCGCGTCCAGACCCGCCGCCTCATCATAACCGACAAGCTCCGGGCCTGTTGCCTGAACCTGGACATACCAGACGGCGGTAGTGTCACGGAAGCCGATGTCGAGGACGGCCATAACCTGTTCACCACTGGACTTGTAGAGGTCTTCATCGAGTATTCTCCCTTCCTTCTCTGCCGCTTCGATATACCCGCCGAGCACTGCGCCTACGTTCGCCGCCGAGAAGTCACAGTAGAACTCCTGGCGTATCAGCTCCTTGGGCATGCCGTCGTCGGCTTCCTTCTGGATGTCGGCCGGTGTCAGGACATGCGTGTCGTCTACCGTCTTGCGGGAGTAGAACCACTCAGGATTGTCTTTGGCAATCTCGGCAATGTCGAAGCCGTGGTTATAGCCGCGTGGCGTGTAGATGAACCACGCCCATCCACCGTTTTCCACAAGTATCGGCCGGATGAAGTCCCACACACGCGGGTCGGTAAGGGACCACTCGCTAAACACGACGCCCACTGGGTTAGACCCAATGAGCGCGCTGTAATTGTCCGACCCAACCACTTGGTAATTTGACCCGCATTTGAGCGGGATGCGCATTTCCGTAGAGTTCGGGTTGCCTTTACGTAACGGGCTTGGGAACGCCATGTCAATGAGCCTGTGTCCCTCTTTTGTGAGTGTCTCCCATACCACCTTACGACCCTGACGCTGTGTAGGGAGACAATGATAGTATAGTCCCCGACGCTTGTGCGCCATCTTCGCGATCTGGTGTATAGCAACGAAGTCCTTTCCGGCACGTCTGTGCCATACCGATGCCCCGCGCAACCCGCCGTTGTCAAAATAGGCCATCGCCTCCTGCTGGTATGGCCGGAGTGTCGACGTGTTGGGGAGTATGATGTTAGTCATTAGCGATACGCAGATGCATAACCTAATGAGTTCAGTATGCCCGGCAGATTCTCGCGGTCGACGGGGTCAAGCACGCGTTTTTCCTTCAGCTTCTCCAGCTTGCCCGCTGCGCGTTCTATAGCCTGCTCCACCATATTGATATTAGCGCCGGGCCTTCCCCTGACCGCCGTCAATAGTTGCGCAATGTGCTCATCCACTGACGGCACACCCTGATAGCCTACGCCAGACCTGGACAATAATACATTCCCGCGCGGATTATCGAGTTTACCCGCCGTTACCATCTGACGTATTAGGTCAGTGTTCATTTGGGAGAACCGCGGCGACGGCGTAAAGTTGTTGTCCACGTAGTATTGCTTGAGCTCCGGCGGCGGACGCCCTACGTGAGGTTCCTGCTCTGCCTGCGCCATGCGCTCCAGGTAAGGCGCCAGCCGCGGTTCCATATCAGGATGCATCGCCAAAATGCTCCGCACTTGCGCCGGGCCCAGATGGCCTCTGTCCGGCACGATGAACCCGCCGCCTGGGAGCGGCACTTGCTGCTCGTTCGGTATGCCGAGACGTTGTTGCTCTGCCTGCCACGGGCGATACCGCCGCTGCATGATAAGGTCGCGTATCTCGGCACGCGGCACGAAGAACGCAGGGTTGCGCCGTATCTGCTCGGCACCTTGCACTGTATTGAACGCGCCACCCGGCAGTCCCTCCGGCGTCCTCGTCGCGAACACCTCGCCTTTATCTCCAAATATATCCTTGATGTAGGTGTTTGTGTCACGCGCATAAGCCTCACGGTTGCGACCCTGCACGCTTTGCGCATCACCGCCTTGCGGCACCATCTCCTGCGGCCACTTCTGCTGCTTTGTAATGTCCCGCAGCGGCACCCAGCGGCCTTCCTGAAGCCTCTCCGGCGGCAACAGCTTCTCTACATTATACATCCCGCCGCCCAGGCAATTCCCGCCAAAGCACGAATCCACCGACAATGCGTTCTTCACATACTCAGGGTCCATGCCCTTATGGAAGCGGAGGACACTGCCTTCGGGCCTCTGTATCACGGGTTCGTCAGGGTGCAGCGCCAGAATCCTGCCCGCTGCCTCCTGCTGCCTGCCCAGCAATGCCTCCGCCGATCTGGACTCAGCCGTCTTGATCTTGTTCGCTTCGATCAAGAGCTGCGGTATTGTCATCTTCTCCAGCTTGCGCGCCGGCACCTGGCGCATGTATGGCCTAAGCTCGTTCAAGTATATCTTGAGATCGTCCGTCGGCTTCAGGTCCCACACCATGTCATTCGCCCTGCCGCCTGGCGGCCGCATCTCCTGCGGCACCTCTTGGAACGGCGCGCCCTTGATGGACTTATCCGTCAGCTGCTCATATGTCCCCTGAGGCCCGCCGCGCTCACGGGAGACCACCGGCAGCGCATTGGCCGGGTCCACCGTCGTGCCTGCGTGCTGCCGCAGATAGTTCGTCGCCGCCTTCTCCAGCCACGCCGTATGCTCTGGCGTATTGCTGAAGCGATACAGGCGTTGCGCCTCGGCCAATGACCTTGGCGACCACTCGCCGCCGCGCGGCTTCACGGCGCCGATCTGCGCGGCCAACCCGCCTGCCGCAGGACCCTCTGGCATCGTCGCCAAGCGCATCGGCACGTTCGCCGCCGCCATCTTCGCGCCTTGCATGGCGGGGCCGACGCCTGGCACATATGGCGGTATCTTGAGCGTGTCGAGCGCATTGCCGAACTGCTCAATCGCGCCCTGCCCATACTCGGTCCTTGGCGCATAGCTCATCATGCGCATCGTGTCCTTGAACGCGTCCTCGCTCGGGCGACCGCCGCGTATGTGGGACGCGAGCTCCGTGCCCACGGCGAACGGGAACGCACCCATGGACGTGCCGATGGCGGCGGCCGACTCCACCGCGCCACCCGCCGTCTTGAGCATCCTGGACAGGAACCCCTGGCCCTTGAGGAGCTCCTTGTCGCGGTCCTTCTCCTCGATGGGGCGCTCACGCACTTGCTGCGTCTGGATGCGCTTTGTGATGTCGTCGTCTTGTGCCATGGCATTGCCCTCGTCTGTTCCCAATAGCGCCATACCGCCTGCCGCCCCCGCGCCTTTTATCTTCCACCCAAGTTTCGCCGCTGTGTCCTGCCGCAGCTTGTCCGCCGCCAGTTCCTTGGCGTTAATGTCGCCCATGCGGGCGGCATCACGCTGCGCCGTGTCGGCATCCTTCTTCACCCTGCGCGCTTCGCGCATCGTGTCCAGCGTTTCCTGCGCCGCGGCGATGCGGTCCTCGTTCCCTGACTCCTTCGCCGACGACAGCCGCTTCCGCGCCTGGTCTATCGCCTTCCACTCCGGGTCCGACGCCGCCATGTCCTGGCGCCACACCCTCGCCGTGTCCAGCTGCCGCTGCCGGAACGCAGGGTCGCTGTGATAGCGTTCCGTCGTCCTCGCCAGCGCCGCCTGCTTGTAAAGCTCATAGTCCTCGGGGGACATGGTCTCACGCGCCTTGAACGCCCTGTCTGCGGGGGACAGGCCCCTGACGCCTGGCACTTTGGGCTTCGCCGCCTCCGCCTCGTCTGGGTCACTCAACGCCAATGCCGTCGCGCCTGCCGCCGCTGCACCCAGCTCACCGGTGCGCTTCGCCCTCAGTTTCGCCTGCAAGCCGCGCAATTCGGGAACCAGGTCGTTGGCCTCAACCTCTTTCCCCTGCTTGCGCAGATACGTGATCTGCGCCTGCTTGTTCTGCATCGCACGGAAGTCAGGGTCTTCGCGCATGCGTGTTGCATACGCGCTTTGATTGGGGGCCTTGAGTGGATTCTCAGCCCGAATCGCTTCCTTCTCGGCTATCGTCTTCTCACGGGCGTCTTCTATCCCTTGTAACCGCGCTGCCGTCCGCTCCTGTTTCTCCAGCGCTCTGCGCTCTGCCCTTGCGGCGCGGACCTCATTCAGGTTCGCTTCAAGTTCCGCGACCTTATCCGCATTGCCTACACGCTTGTGGTAAGCAAGTAAATTAGACAAAGCCGCTCTCTGTTTAAACTCTGGGTCATTCTGATACGCGTTACGCGCGTTCTCCGCGCGGCGCGCCCGCTGTTCATCTCTGAACTCCGGGTCGTTCGCCCACCTATCTCTTTGATACGCATTCATGTAGTCACGATGCGCCTGACGATCTTCTGGAGACAAATCCTCGAAATATTTCCAGGATTTATCCGCCTGGGAAATTTCATTTACGCCTTTAATGCGTATTTTAGGCGGTTTAGGCGGCAGAGCCATGCTTAGCTGTCCAGGCGGAAGGGGAGCTCAGGGGGAACCACCTTCGGTTCGAGCTCCACCTTGTGGGAGGACCCGTCTGCGGCGATGATCGTGACGCTGATGGGGGCCTTGTCAGCGCCCAGGAGCTCGAGCGGCAACGTGCGGCCTAATACTTGCAGGAACGCGCGTGCATTCTTGTCATCCGCATAGACGAAGTCGACAATCCACTGGGCGCCGCCCAATGCGTCCAGCGCGTCGCGCAACAGTGCACGCAGTTCGCGCTTGGTCGCCGCCGGATTCTCCTTTTCCTGTATGACTTCGGGGATAAAGGCGGGATTGGAGACAGTCTTGCGGACGAACCTCCAATTCGGATTGTGGGGCGCTTGTTCGGGCACCTGCGGGACTTCCTTTTTCTTGCGGGCCATGGCCATCCTTCGGGTCAGATTTTTGTATTTATAACGCGTTTGAATTTAATTGTAAATACTGTCGTATAAACATGACATTGTCATAGGATTCACATGTAGGGTATAGGTATTTCTAAATGCGGTTTGCCCGATGCGCGCTGCCGTCGAAGTTTGCGACAGCCGGCCACCGTCTCTCCCACCCCCCTGGGCCAAGAGTTACGCGCGATGCGCGAGCACGGTCGATGCTAGCGTTAGTTAGTGCTTGCTAACATTGCAAGACAAGTGTTCACACACTTATCTCGAGTTTTGTGTTACAATGAAAATTGTAAAAACAAATCTAAAAAATGAACTAACTAACCTCAAAGGTTAGTTAGCACTCACTAACGTTATGCCTGAGCCTGGTCTGGCCAGGCACGTTAGCACTGGTGTTAGTTAGCACTCACTAACGTATTTGCCTGAGCCAGGTCTGGCCAGGCGCCAGGGCTTAGGTTAGTTAGTGCTCACTAACGTATGAACCAGCCGAGGCCAGGTCTCGGCTCAGGCTAGTGTTAGTTAGCACTCACTAACGTCGGCTCGGCCGAGCGCGCGCGCACGGAAGTTAGTTAGCACTTACTAACGTTACCATGGATGGCCGAAACCAGGGCTCGACACATTAGCGA